TCATTTTTTGTTACCTCGGCATGGGGGTTCCTCATCTGCGTTACCAAGTTTTATCCCAGCAAGCAGGCCAATAAAGCCCCCGATAATTGTCTGAAAAGCAGGACTAATCAGTTTGAATATTTCGGCATTGTCGATGTTGTCAAACCATAGACCAGTGACTAGTGCAACGACCATTACTAAGACAGAGACGCACAGCGTGGCGGAAACCATGAGGGTGACCGCGAACGTCAGCTTACCTTTGATGTCACCAGATTCGTTCATTACTACCCCACGTTTTGAATAATGCCAACAAGAAACACACCAAGAAGCCCAGTCAGTGCCGCGATCGCTATAATAGTTATCGTGTTCATAACAAGGTTCCGCATCTTCCTGCGCTGGTTTTGAATTGTTCGTTCTCGAGTGTCTTTAATTTTAACTCGATCACGCATCATCGCCGTGTATTCTTCAGTACCCCATCTCCAGACGATTAACTCTCTGAGTTCCTTCTCTTGCTGCTCGATCTTCTTACGTGCAAACAGTGCCTGGAGTGCTTGTTGTTCAACACTGCCTTTAGCGACTAGCTTTTTAAATAAGGGCGGGTCTTTGGCTTCCTCCTCCGCATTTTTGACATCAGAAACAGCACCGAACCAAGTCCCCAGTTGACCGCCCATATCCTCCAGCTCACGGCCCATCTCAATGCCTTTCTTGATGGCTTTGTAGGCAGAGGTCGCTATGGCTAAGGCTGAGACGGGGTCAATCATTCAGGGCTATCTCCACCGCTAAGTTTACTCCAGGCACCAAGCATGAGCAGACCAAGGACGAACATTGTCCCTGCCCTGGCAAGCGTCTGCCAGACGACTTTCTTGATGCCGCGCCAGTCGGTAATCAAAGAACGTAGATCGCGTACATCATTACCAGCGTCATCGTCGTGGAGGCCGACTTCCTTGAGGACTGACTTCATTTCCTCGCGGATGATTTGGCGTAGGGCTATCTCATCTATGTTCATTGGTCACTCCGCAGCTTTATTGATCGTTGCCGTCGATGTTGCCTTGTCTATTACTAACACCCCGTGACAACTGATGTTCCAGTCCTCTCCGGTTCTCTCGCTGGAGGATGGCACGTTCAAAACAAAGTGCTTGAACAGGTACTCTTTCTCAGCCTTGTCGCCTTCAAAGACACGCCAAACGTGTTCCATTGTGCCTCGACCAGCCTGACCACGCGATTTGTTGTAGCGTATAAGATACTTCAAATGACCTCTGCCGCACTGGTGCTACACGCTTGCGGCGCGTACTGCACACTCAAATTGAAATGCACAAACTTGATCGGCTTGTCTGAACCATGCCGCCCAAACGAATGCGGGAGCCAAGCGTTACTAATCAGCACCATACCCGGCTCAGGCAAGAAGTTAATGATGTTGCTTGCCGGTGTTGCGTTGCTCATGTTTGCTTCCGGCAGGTTGATCTGCACCTTGCCGCCTCGCGGATCGTGGAACATGGCTCTGGAACATCCTTCCGGTGTCTCAAGGAAGTAGAACCCCACCAACTGATGCCCGCCACCGTGAACGTGCTGCTCCATCAACGAATGCTTGTGATGCTCCTGCGTCCACACTGCGTCTACTACCACGTTGAAGCTGTCCATTGCGTAGCCTTGGCTCTGCAAGATGCTCCAGCCGTTCTGACCAATATACTGCACAAAGTCCTGCACTCTTGGATCATTGGCGAAGTTGTCAGTGTTGTGCATCGGATAAAGCTCATGCACGTCATGTGTGAGCTTGCCTAACATTTCCTCAGAGACTTCGTTAACAGCTTTAAGAAACTCAGGCTTCTTGCTTGCGTAAACAGCAGACGGGAAGTAGTAGTACGCTTCAAACTCGGGCTGCTCTTGTTTCTTCTTTTTAGACATTTACTTGTATCCATACCCACTGCGCGAAATCAAATGCGTACTGGCCTTCACCTTCCGGTTTTGCTGGGGCTTCTTTCCAGTTGTTGTCTGCACCAGACCAGCGGAATATCTTGCCTTCTTCTACTGGGCGCGGGATTGGGGCGACCATTCTCAGTGTGGCCTCATCGTACACCCACGCCGTGAAGTTGAATGCGTTATGGATCAATGCCCACGCATCTATTACGGCCTGCTTGATCGCTTCTTTTTTGGCCGTAATTTCCTCTGCGGTCATGGGTCGAACAGACCACACATCAGTCCACACACCATCTACTTTGGCATACACCGCTTCTTGGCTTTCCAGCACTTCGTAGGTTCCAAGTGTAGGACACTCGACACGGGTGAAAGGCTCCCAGTGTGCTGGGACTGAACCAAAGGCTTGTATGAGGTTATGCTCAAACGCAGGATGGTTCTTAGTCGCGCCGTTTTCAGTTTCTATGTAAAGGTTCATTATTTACTCGTCATTTGTTCTAGTTGAAGGGAATGATCTCGCACAACCGGGCCAAATTATGCGGACTGCTCCTTGTGCTCCTGTGCCACCACCTCCAGCGCCACAACCTACGAAGCAGCAATATAAAAACGTACTCCAAGCTCCCCCGTAGCCACCACCCCCACCATAAAGTCCCCCATTACCTCCAGTCCCCCCATAACAAAAGCCGCCACTACCGCCACTACCGCCACTACCGCCACCACTGCCAGCCCCACCACCTCCACCCACACCACCAGCGCCTCCAGTAGACCCTGCGGCCCCATTTGCGCCGCTCCCGTATATCCCAGTACCACCACCGCCACCATAACCGCCTTGCCAACTACGGTTGTAACCACCCGAGCATGAACCAGTTCCGGGGGCGTAACCACCACCGCCACCTCCTCCCCCAGAACCACCAGTAGCATTTACAACACCGCTACCGCCAGTACCCGAATAGCCGCCAGCACCGCCACCGCCATCACTAGCGCTAGAGCCAGCGCCGCCACTACCCCCGCCACACCCAGTAAAACCACCACCAGCGCCGCCAGCGCTGCCCCCATTCCCAGTAACAGTACTTGAAACGGCAGAAAACGTACTCAAATTACCATTGAAACCCCTGAAAATAGATGCTGCCACGGTTACGGTATATGAGTTCCCGGGGATGACTGCTTTATTATTTATGTATCCTAGACCGCCGCCTCCTGCTGACCCGCCACCAATAGCAACGACAGATACCTTAGTCACACCCGCTGGTGCAACCCATGTGAAAGTGCCAGCGGTGGTAAAGGCTTGTTGACCCGGAGGTGGGCCAAATGACCGCTGATTCTGAAACACTGCCTGAAGCGCCCCACTCATGTTAAACCACTCCCTGAAATCAGCCATATCCCACTGGACGACAGCCCAGCCACCTTAATCGCTGTGGCAGAACCGTACTGGGCCAGTGTCCGTGAGCCGGTTGTGCCAGCACTGGAGAGGTTCATAACGTCTGAGGTAATCGCAATCGTGCAGGCAGCAGCAGCCATGTTTATAAAGGTAATCGCTGTACCAATCGGGAACGCTACGGAAGACGCAGCCGGTATGGTAAAAGTACGAGCGTTGTTATCCGCCGCTGGGTGAAATATGTGCTTGCCCGCATCAGCAAGAACTAACGTGTAGTTGGCTGACTGTGAATTCTGCGGGAGGTTCTTGAACCCCACTTGGTCAGTGCCGTCTGCTGTGCAACTACTGAGATTGCCGGAGGCTGGTGTGCCAAGGGCTGGCGTAACTAAAGTTGGGCTGTTGGCAAATACCAAAGCGCCCGTGCCCGTTTCATCTGTGACTGCTGCTATTAGGTTCGCGCTCGACGGCGTTCCAAGGAATGTAGCTACACCTGAGCCAAAAGAGGTTATGCCTGTGCCGCCGTTAGCGACAGGGAGCGTACCCGTGACCTGGGTCGCGCTCACTTGCCCGGTGGCCAGGACCCCACCTGAACTGACAGTCCCTGCGAGGATCTTTGCGTTACTCATTTCTTTAGCTCCTTACGGCTTGACCGGCCAAGTGATTGTAACAGGGAAGCCCGCTTGTTGTGGGAGGTCACGAAGAGCCTGACGGTAGGTAGCCCAATCGGCTGGCACAGCCTGAGATAACTCCAAAGCCTTCACCACCAGCCAGTCACACTCAGCCAGCAGGTTGTCACGCGAGGCACGGGCAGCCTTGGAAAACTCAGTATCTTTCATTGCTTTGTAAGCCGCTTCCTGTTCTGCCGCTGTAGTCTCGCCGTCAGTAAACACAGGGCCAAGGATGTACTTGGTGTACCACTTACCATCAGATTGCTGCTCTACGCCGTCACGCTGGGAGTACTGATACACAGTCCCGCCTGTTGCTTGTGGGCCTTCAAACACTGCGTCAGAATCAAACCTATCGTATATGTCTGCGGTCATTGCGCTAATAGACTTTGCGTAAGTCGTTGCCACCCACTTGATCCATTCGTGCTCTAACAGCACCTGACCTGTTGCTCTAATTCTGATTTGCATAATTACCTCAAGCTATCGCAAGGAAAATGTAGGTGGCTGAAGTCACGTTCACGTTTGTCGCTGCTACTTGATTCACGATGAACCCGCTGTTGTCGGTGTCAACTGAGTCGTCTGTGGTGACTTCTGCCGCAGTGGTGTTCAGGCTTAGGTGTGGGTCGTTACCTGCAACAATTCCACGGGCGGAATCCCAGACGTACCAGTCGCCCGTTGAGTCTGTGCGCTTAATCATCACAAACCTTGAGCCTGCGGTAAAGCCGCAAGCGATTGTTTGGGAGGAGCCGTTGCCGGTGTAGCTGCCTACTTTAGAGACTCCAGCGCAAGTGGCGAATAGGTAGGCAACAAATGATTGCCCAGAATCGTTTTCCTCTGCAAAGTTTTCTACACCAAATGTTGTAGAGGTCTGAGTTCCCCAAACATTTGTAAGAGTGGGTGCTGCCAACGTGTCATTTAGGTACAAGTATTTGCTGGAACCAAGAGGCTGTGCGTACACAATCCAGTTTCTTGTGCCACCACTTGATCTCTGCTTGCAGATAATTAACTCAGGTACTGCCGCCAAGTTGTGCGGGATGGCTCGACCAGATGTTCCCGTCCCCGTATAGCAAACCTCATCAAAGAAGCCGGGGGCGCGGCGGAACATCCACCAAACCGCATTTTGAGCCGTGTATGTCCGGTATCCTGTATTCCAGAACTCATACCCAGTTTGGTTTGTACTTTCTGCTGCTGTTGCATCTGGGTACAACGCTGGAGTACCTCCTCCAGCCGTAGAAGGAAGCCCTCTCAACCTGTCTTGGAACTGTCCAGACGGGCCTCCATCGCGAGCCTTAAACATTGAAAGATCAATCGGAAAGCCTGTTGTTACTTGGGTTCCGTTGGCAGGGGAGTTAAATGCCTGCGGACTAAAAACACTCGTCCCCACTGTAGGCACTTTCATCGGGCCACGGCGTATGGCTATGTAGATGTAGGTTCCGGCAGAGTCGTTAATTTGAGCATTACTTGTAAGAAGGGAAAAACCTGTAGCACTTAATGCGGCAAATGGCGCAAAAGCAGAATCTTCTGCGGTTGCAGATTCTGCAAATAGATACGCAGAACCTGCGGCAACTCCCGGTGTGTTTGGGATGCCTCGCATGATGTCCAACATTAACCAACTACCAGTGCTGTCAGTACGTTTAACCATTATCCATTGCGGCTCGTAGCCCAAAGTAACTGTCGGGCCTGTTGACGAACCATTCCCCGTATAACTCCCACACGAAATCACATTGTCCGTACCAGCCAGACCAAAGCCGCCTGCGTTGTGGGCGAAGAGGTAGGCGACGTAAGAGACACCATTCCCATTGACAGCCCCACTACCACCAAGCGTGATGACGGTGCTTGACGGGTCAACGGTTGTTGTTCCGTTGCCAAAGAAGAACTGCGCATTAGTGGTTGATTGCGCGTCTGTGAGGTTTAGTTTTATGTAATTTCCTGCTGAAAGCCCCCGGTGCCAAACCCACCAGTCGTTTGCTGTGCTGGTGACTTTTACAATTACCATTCCGGGCGCAGAACCAAGATTGTGTGCAACGGTTTGAGTTGCACCCGTGCCCGTATACGTCACAACATCAAAGAACTTCGGCTGCTCGCGGAATGTCCATGAGACGTAGTTTATACCAGATGTGTTTGTGCTTACGGCCTGCGATGGCCCAAGAGAAAACCCGTTTGCGTTAAACGCCGTTACGTCATACCCCAACACGTTTGTGTAGGCTGCTGCGGTGCTGTCAGATGACAAGTAACTGCGAAAACCACGCACAGTGTCTACCAAGCCATGATTGGCTGCTGCGCTCCGAGCCTTCAGCCAAACCAACCCACCCTTTGTAGACAGATCAATCCCGTTCGTGATCGTCTGTGTCGAGTCATTGCCCGTATACAAATAAGTCGAGAACACGTCCTCAATAAAGACTGCCGGAGCACTCCCAGCCCCTTCACCCAATAATAACTGCTGATTAGAACTCACGTTACATTCCCCGCAACGACACACGTTGTTCCAGATATAAACAGGATAGTCGCAACGCCCGCAGCAGCAAGGGTCATGGTCGCCTTGTCAGTGAAAGTCCCTGCGATGTACGCTGTCGTGATGCTGCAAGTGATGGTTGCAGTAGAGCCTGTGTTGTTGAACAGGGTGATCGCGTTGCCTTCAGAAAAGGTCGCGTCTGGGATAACGATTGCACCACTTGCTCCGAGCTGGACGTACTTGCCTACATCCCCCACTGCTAGTGTGTAGCTGGATGTCTTAGTGCCTACTGCTGGGAGGTTCTTGAAGCCGACAGAGTTTGTGCCGTCTGCTGTTGTGTTGGACAGGTTGCCGGAAGCAGGTGTACCCAGTGCTGGGGTAACAAGCGTAGGGCTGTTGGCAAATACCAAAGCCCCTGAGCCTGTCTCGTCGGTGACCGCAGCAGCAAGGTTTGCGCTGGATGGTGTGGCAAGGAATGTTCCTACATTTGTGCCAAACTGAGCGGCTGCAAAAGTAATTGCTCCGGTCATTGTGCCGCCGGTCAAAGACAGTTTGCCGGCCAACAACGCGTCTGCTTGAGCCTGGGTATACGTGTTGGCCACGTTGAACGCGCCGTACGCAACAATGTCGACGATGTCACCGGCGACCAAGCCAGCGGTGAAGACCACGTTGGTGCCGCTGGTAGCTGTGAAATCAACGCCAACAACCTGCTTCACGCCGTTCAAGTAGACGTCCACATAACCGACGTCGTACACAATGGCGAAAGTTGTCTGGCCACCGGTAGCCGTGTAAACCTGCCTGGACGATGTGCCATTCACAGCAGATCCGGCCGCTACCCAGGAAGACCCATTCCACACCCGCATCTCGTTGGCGGTTGTGTCGAAGTACAAAGCGCCGGTGACCAAGGCGTTACCGTCGTTATCCACGCTGGGCGGAGAACTCTTCGCGCCCAGATACCTGTCGTCGAACTGGTCCCACGAGGCCGCTGCGCTGGTAGCCGAAGCCGCGGCAGAGGTGGCGCTTGAAGCCGCGTTGGTGGCACTTGTAGCCGCTGCCCCTTGACTGGCTAGGGCGGCAGTTGCAGAAGTCGCAGCGGCCGCAGCAGAAGTCGCAGCAGAAACCGTGCTACCAAACAGCGTGTCAATCTGCGTGATCGTGTAGGCGTCAATGATGCCAAACCCGGCCAGGGTGGTCGGGTTAGTACCCGCAGTGGCGCGGCCGTACGCATCGATCGTCAAAGACTTATACGTGCCTGGCGTAATCGCCGTTGCCGCCAAGTCGATGTCGTCAGCGTTTACTACAATCCTGGACGCTGAGGCGGTGTTCACGTTCAGCGTGTTGCCGCTCTTGGACATACCCGTGCCGGCGGTAATCTGCCCGGCGCCACTGAATTGAACCCACGTCACTGCCGTGCTGCCCAGCGTGCCGCCTGGGGCCACTGTGCAGACGTAACCATTGTTGCCGTTGGCCGTGCCGCCCTCCACAAAAGTGAACGCGTGGACCAGCTCGTCCCACGTGTTTGCATCGGGCGCGCGAGTCCAAGACCCTGCGGCCACGACGTAGATGCCGTTCTCAGAGGCAGTGCTCTGGTCTTTAACCAGCACTCTCTGGCCAGCAGTCACCGCCACGCCATCAATTGTCTGCGTCCCGCTCAGCGTAATGTTTGCTGTCGTTGCAGCCCGGCACGATGCCTTGGCGTCTAGCCCCTGGACTGAGTTATCAACGTAAAGTTTGTTGGCCGCGTCGGTGTCGTTGGTCGGGGTAGCAAGGCCTGTTATGGTGCCCGCCGTACCGCTGTCCATGTCCAGCGTACCGTTGATCGTCACGTTGCTAAAAGTCGACGTGCCGCTTGTGGCCGTGACGTTACCCGTGACGTTACCCGTGAGGTTGCCGGTCACGTTGCCCAACAGATCGCCCGTGACGTTGCCTGTGACGTTGCCTGTGACGTTGCCTGTCACAGGCCCACTAAAGCCTACTGTCGCGGTGATCGTCGTGCCACGGACCGTTTGTGCCGTCGTAGCGCCAATAGGCACGTTGTTGATCGTACCGCCCGTGATCGTTGCGGAAGAAAAAGAGGACGCTCCGGTCGATGTCACGTTGCCCGTGACGTTGCCCGTGTAGCCCAGCGTAGAGGACAACGAGGTGAACGCCCCTGTACTTGGCGTTGTTGCGCCAATTGACGTCGAGTTAATCAGCACGCCGCTGATGTTGACCGTTGTCAACACCGCTGCGGTGGTGATGCCATCTCCTGTCGGATTGACAATCAAGATGTCGCCAGCCAACCCCACGCCGGACAGAGTCGGCAACTTGTCAAAAGCCTGTGTGACGAGCGTAAACTCATTACGGATGGCAACCGACGCCCCTGGCGCGTTTGGAGCCGGTACGGTGCCTCCGTTGTAGTAGCTGTTTGTCATCTCAGTCCTCGGCGGAAAGTGTAATGCACGATGATGCTGTTGACCGTAAAGGGTTCAAGAATGTCCGATACGGCTGAAACTCGAATCGCCATATTTTCGGCGGTGCCTCTGACTTCAACTTCAGACGGCGCAATGTCGGAGCCGTCCCACACAAACTCGTCCCAGGTCCAGTCGTCCCAGTAACTGGCGCGCAAATCGTTTGTGTTAGAAGAGTCGCTGTCTTGGGTAAAATACGTGCTTCGGTAACCTAAATCATACCCGAATTGGAACTCCGCGTAAGCGTTCCCGGTGACTTCAACACTGGCTTTTCTGTATCTTTTCAATATGCGCGGAGAGTTGGTGCTGTTGAACGGAAGACCGATCGACGCCGGAATAGGCTCCCCGTCAAAGCTGGTGCCGCGGTCTAGTTCGTAAACGTAACCGTTTGTGCTACCCAAGAACATTCTTACCGTCCCTGACGCGTCTTCTCCTTCGAAGGCGCAATTGATCACATGCGAAAACTGCATTGGCATGGCGCCAAGTAAAGTGCCGTTCAAAATTGTCAGGTACACCCCGTAGCCATCGCTGAAGAAGACTCGGTATTGGCCTTTCTCACGGTTCAAGGTGCTGGCGGTTGCAAGGTTTATGCGCGGCTGCATGAACGGACGGATGTTCATCGTCAACGAAGCCGGCAAGAAGTTACCGAAATTTAAACTTGTGTTTAGGCTGATCACGCCTCGGTCGTCCAACACATACGCCTGGTCCATTGTCTGCGCAGTGTAAGCCACCGCGCCGGTCCCCGTGTTAAATGTGGCCAGGGCGAAGTTAGCAGAGCTGGTGCCGTAAAGAACTGACGTGTCGCGCCGGGTGTACACCGCCAGCGCGCCGCTGGATTGGTCGCCCGGCAAGGGCAGCAAGTTGGTGATCGCGGCGTTCATCGCAATCTCACCTGCGCCAACGAGGGGCGCCCACTGGAACGGCAGGCCCAGGCCAGAGAACTGCAAGGACGCGCCAAAAGATAAGAACAGGTGCTGGCGATGCACAGCGACGTGAGTAGGCGTGTCGGTAGCCATGCCAGTGCTAATCGGCACCAGGGTCGTACCGTCGAACTCCCAGGCGCGATTCTTGCCATCGCAACTGTACGCCCTGTAGTTAGACACCCCTCCGCCGATATTGCCGATCACGGTCTCCACACGGCCGTCTGGAGCCAGCGTAATGGCGGTCGCCGCCCCGACAGCAACCGCTTTGGTAACTCCGCCGACTCGCAGGTTCTCAGCCGCCTGGAATGTCCCGGTTGTAGAACTGAGAATCAGCCTGCCCACAGCGTTGCTGGTGGCAAAGCTTCCGGACGTTATAACGATCCTGGCTACTACTCCGGTAGCGCCACTGGTCTGCCCGGTAACCGTGTTGCCGACGAAGATCTCCGCCGTGCCGGTGTTAAACCCCAACTCAAAGCCAAGGGCCACAAGGGTCCATCCGCTGCCGCTGGAAGCGTACATCGCCAGTGCTGTGCCGCCGGCGTTGTTGCGAAACGCATACACGACGCCGTTGTACAGGAAGACCCCCCGCACCGGGCCGGAGCCTGGCACAAGGGTGATGCTGCTGCGGTACACGTCGGCCGCCAGATTGCGGTACGTCGCGTCAGTGAGCCCATCTGCGACTACGCCGATCTGGCTGGTTAGCGTGCCGATTGTCACCGCCGACACTTGAAGAGTTTCGCCGTCAGTAAAATCGTTGCTTTCTTTTGTGACGATAAGATTTTGCCCGTCAATGGCGATGACCACTGCGGTCTGCCCAGAGGTCAACCCTGTGATCGTGTTGCCTACCGCTACCGTCCCTGAGATCACGCACGCAAACACGTCATAGACTGCGTCAGACGGCCTGGGGCGGCCATCAAAGCGTTCGTACCCGGCAATGCGAGTGTAGCCCCCAGTAATGGACGCTTCGAAGTTAGCGGATCTGCGTACAAAACCAGGGGGCAGGGACAGCGTAGGCGTGACTTGATCCAGTCCACCGCGCAAGCGGATCAGGTCGTACTGCACCCGAGGCATCGACGGCATGGTGGACATCGTTCTCTCCTTAAGCCAGCGGCGGGCCGCTGATTATGTCTGGAAGCAAGTCGATCTCAAGTCGACTCATCAACCGTTTGAATTCTAGTTCGCCGCGCTGGTACACCTCTGGAGCAGACTCGTAACCGGCGTAGAACATCATCGCCCGGTACACGATCATCAGGTGAAAGCGAGGTGGCAGATCCGGCTCTTCTGTGGCCGTAGTGAATTCAGTGGGCTTGCGGTAATACTCCCCGACGATCACATAGACCTGATCAGGAATTGCGCCAAAACCCAAGTTCTTGCTGGGCGGAACAATAGTCACCACAACCGGGCGAGCTGTCGTGGTGCGCATGTTGGCGTACTGGTAGAGGTTTCGGAACGTGTTCCACTCCATGTAGTTCAGCAGCTGCTCGTCGCCGTAATTGGCGGTCAGGCTGCTTGCTCTGAAGCTGTCTCTCTTCCAGTTTGCAAACGTGGTTCCGACGCCAACTTCGGTCGGGGTGTATTGGTACTGCGAAGCCACAGTGTTGAATTGAAAAGGTAGACGCATGAACTGCCAATCTTCATGCGCCGTTTGAACGTCAACCCATGCAGAGTTGATCCAGTTGTAAAACCGAAGCGACTCGCCGGTCAACCCGGTGACTGTTGTCAGGTCAGGTCCGGTAACTCCGCACTCTTGCCTGGCTCGGTTTATCAACTGGAGAAAATTCATTATTCACGCTCAGCCAAGATGTGCTCAAGCCATGCGCGGCCCTTTGGATTTTTGTCGTCAACCACAACAAAAGGGAACACCTGGCCGTGGTTTGCCACCATCGCCCACCTGTCCGGCTCGGACGGGTTCGGCGTAACCTGACGGTAGCGGGTCTCTTTCATTCGAGCCAGCACTTCCAGGTATTTACGCTTGATCGGCACATTCTGGCCGCGCGGGATAATCTGGTTCATGCCGTTGACGTTTAGGTGCGCGTACGGCGCATCGTTTTCATTGTTACCTGGATGGATCATCACAACAACAATCTCTTCCATAAACTTTTCTTCTTTAAGCATTTGTTTCAGATCGACGTTGCCGGTAACGGACTCAACGCTTTCACTGTTGTCGATAATTTCAATTGCGCTCGCCATGGTTTTCTCCATTGATTTTATGTTTGTCTTGCTAAAAAGTACGAGCCGGAGCTACCAGCACGGCTCGTCAAAAGCTCCTCACCCCACAGAGGCGAGGAGCCAACGGCGAGTTTACTGAGCGCTACCTGGCATTGACGCGATGTTGATGTACGTCGCGGTGTTGCCAGTGCCCAGTACCGTAGTGCCCGGCGTAAAGGTCTGACTGGAGCTGGTGCTGACCTTGATCAAACCAAACGGAGTCAGGTTAGCAGCCGGGGCATTTGGCACCGGGCAAGGGTCGCCAGCTGCTACGATCATACCCTGTGAGGTAGTCACGTTGCCGCTGGTGTCCAGGAACAAACCGAACAAACAAGCCTGGCTGTTACCGAGGGCCGTGTGGCCAGCGGAAAACGTCAGGTTGTCAGTGATCGCTTTGGACTTGAAGATACCGTTGTTGGTGAAAGTCACCGCAACAGTAGTTTTAAAAGTACCTGCGTTGGTGCCAGCAGCGAGCGCTCCGGAAATCAGAGACACGAAGCCACTGTTAATCTGTTCAATATTATAGGACATGCTTGTGTCTCCTTAAGCGGAAATAGTAGGGGTCACCGCAGCAGCGGTGGTCGGCGTAGTCGCGGCGTTGTAGTCAGTTCGCAACTGATTCAACGACGTGGCCAACGCAGCGATGTCGACTTGCATAGCGGCGAGCAGCGGTTGAATCTCACGCGAAGTAAGAATGTCCGGCACTTTAGGCATGCGTTGTTTTATGCTTTCGGGCATGTTGATCTCCTCAAATCAAAACAGAGCGCCTCCGAAAAGGCGCTCAGTAGGTTACAGTGCAGTCACACCGGCTTCGATACGGGCCATGAATGCGTCGTTCAGACGCACGCTGGCGAACCATGTCGAGGCTCCCACGTAGCCGAACTGGCCCAGTGGGTTGGCGTGGTTAGTTTGAGAAGCCTTCAGAACGATAGGCTTGATTGAGGACATGCCTTTCAGAGCGACCTGGCCCCATGCGTCTTCACCGATCACCAGGAACGGGTACACGTCAACATTGGCTGCGCCGATAGACAGGCAGCCGTTGAGTGTACTAGAACCGGCGGCAAGGAAAGACTTCAGCAGCGGAGAGCTGATGAAACGGAAGTCTTCGCACGCACCGATCTCGCGATCGTGGATGGGCTTGAAGCTGCCGTATTCCTCAACACGGGTAAAGCCTGGCAGGTTTCGCACGTCAGCAACTGCGTCAGTGTGGCAGAACACGATGAACGCGGGCTGCACTGCGCGTGTGCCGAAGTTGACACCGGGAGCCAGGCGGCTTGTTACGCGACGAGCACGGTTGCTCTCCAGCGTACGAGCGGCCTTACGGATCGCGTTCAAGCTGATCGGAGTGTTCAGGCCGGAACGGGTTGTACCGTTGGCATAGATCACTGTGGATCCAGCCTTCAGCACGCCGTAGCGAACCATCTCCATGACTTCTGCCATGGTCTCGCCAGTCAGCTTAATCATCTCGCCGGGGATGTCGTCTTCGTACAGCTGCTCAACTTTAGAGCTGTACTTGAAGAGGATACCGTACTGTTGCAGCTGCACAGTCACATCCTGGAACGTGATGGTGTTGCTGTTTGGCGTTACGCCTTCAGCCAGTACGAAGTTGCTGGCGGTGATGTCAGGCGTGCCAACGTAGCGCTGAGTGCCTTCAATCGTGGTGCCGGCAGCAGACGCGCCAAACGGAAGTGTACGACGAAAGACCAGCGTGTCAGTGCTGTTCATCGGCATTTCGCGCTGGGTACCGAAGTCGCCCAGAACGGTTATTGGTTGTGCGTGTTCAAGCATGCCTTGCGCTGCGCGGATAAGGTTACGCGACGCGACCGTGCCGTAATTTTGAATTGCCATGGGGCATATCTCCTAAGTCAGTTTGTTAAAGGCGTTGCTGCTCGTTTTTCTTTGAGCGTTGCCTTGCCTCGTAGTTCCACAGTTCTTCGGGCGTCATGTTGTCAAGTGTCTTTGACTGACGTGACTCACCGGGCTTCGTTACCACAGCGTTCGAAAGTGTAGCTTTTCGCTGATTTTTTATTTCAGCGACCGTCGTTGTGGTTGGGACCTTTGCAGCCTTGAACAGATCAATCACCTTTGCCGCGTCAGCAGCTTTTGGGCTGTCTATCAGGTTGTAAACATTGACCGGCTGAGAATTGATCCAGTTGACAAAGTTGTCGCTGTTGATCGTTTCTTTCCAATCGCTATGCCTGGTCTCAAGCTTGGAATATTCGATGGCTTCCATTGCTTCGCTGAGGATCTTCCCGGTACGTTCTTCGATCAGCTTATTCAGCTGAGTTTCCGAAACGCCTTGAGACGAGCCACCAACTTTGGACCCAACGTATTCTTCCATTGCTTCAGCCCATTCAGGAAAATCCTGCTTGAGCTGCTCCCACTTCTCGGGGTTTGCAGTAGCTTTGGCAAGTTGGTTCTGGGTAGGAGCCGCAAGTTTCTGCTCTTCCCGTTCACGCTGCCAAGCGGCTACACGCCCTTCTGCTGCGCGGACATGATTCTTGAGATCCTCGTTCGCTTTGTGCAGGCTGTCTATTCGCGCCAGAAGCTCAGGCGGCAAATCCCGAAAAGGATCTGACTCTAGCTTTGGTGCGGGTTCAGGCTCTGGTTCTGGTTCGGGAGTCGGATCTACCGGGTCCTCTACCATCGCTATCGCTTCTTCATCCCACATTTTCTGCACTTCTTCAGTGCTTAGACTCTGCTGTTCGCTCACTTGGTTCTCCGTCATTTGTCCTCGGGCGGCTTTGTATCCGCCTCTCAACTGGCGCCCGGCAATGTCATTCCGACATCGGCGGTGCCCCTACCCCCAGAGTCGCCGATTTTGGCAAGTCCAGAATTCTTTTTAGCAGCCGAATCTCGCCACGATAGGCGGCGGTTTCGTCCGCTGTTAGTCCGATTGCGTCGTTCTTTTTACGCACTTTGTCTAGTTCTTCGGTGGCCCAGTTTGCAACTTTGAACCACTCTTCAGGCGCTAACTTAAGCATATGTGTGCTCTTACGCCGTTGATATTAAAGGCAATCCTAAGCCAGGAAACGCAATTTGTACAGCGTAGACTGGTACAGCGTCACAATCTCATCAAGAGAATTGTTGAGCGCCGTTTCGGTGTTCGGGCAGATCTGCGCTCGGTTGTCATCGATCCAGGCCATCTGCTGTTCCAGGATGTCACTGATCTCACCTTCGAACTCATTGTCGCCCAAAGGGATGTCCAACAACTCGTTGAATCGACCTTGGTACGCCTCAACGAATCCGTCGACCAGCGGAATGACGCCCTCATAAAAAGCGCCAAGGGCCACATGCTCTGCGTACGACGTGGTGCGCAGGTGTTGCCGGTGCGTCAGATCTCGCGCCACGAAGATCATGGCTACCATCATGC